TCCGCTGTAACAAATGCTTCATGGAACTGAGGAACTACAGCAAAAGAGCCTTTTTCAAAAGAAAAAGCTGTACGTGCGTCCGCATGAATTAAAGACGTACGAAAAGAAAAGTTTACGTCTTCATACACAAGAATAACCCGGCTCCCAACAGAACCAGTTCGAGTAAGAAAAATTTTTTGCTTATTGCTAAACTGTAAACTTCCCGCGCAAAGACAAGTATAAGATACGGGTGACGCAACCTCACTTACAGTAAATTGTACAGGCGTTCCAATGGAAGCATCTGGGTTAGCTATAAGAGTATATCGAGTAAAATATTTACTAGAGCCGTTTACTGTTGTTGTTGCCCAATCTTTAGGAGGAGCAAAAGTAAAAAAATAATTATTATTCTTTAGGAAAAAAGAAGCTTTCACTATTCCAGAAACTATAAGCCTGCCCTCATAGATAGGTAAATATACCCAGCTAGATCCGTTATAATATTCCCCTATAAAACGTACACTATTTGGGGCGGGGCTTCCAATAAAAAACCCAAACCCGGTTATATCTGAAGAATCTGTCCCAAGATAAAACCTATCCCCAGCAATCCCAGACGATCTACCTACAAAATTAGAAAGCGTTAGCGGGTTACCTGTTACAAATGTAGGTCCGGATACATCTTCCGTAATTCCCGTTACACTTCCAGCTACTACATCAATTACTAAAGTAGTTATTCCTCTACTTCCAGGACGTTGAACAATTCGACCATTGGGTGCCCACACATTAAGAGCATCCGCACATTCATTAGGCTTGGCCAGCTCCGCTTGCTGGTTAATTCCGCCGTGGCAGAAATGCTTAGTATATTGCAAGCGGAGCCGGTTCGACATTTTCAAGCCTAGGCGTTAGCAATCGCTTCCTGCACATCTGAGCTAACTTGAACAATATTTTGCTCTTTATACGCCCAAAACTCTTCCATTTTTGGCAAAGGATAGATAGGGTTCACAACCCTAAACCACAGTCTGCGAAACAATTCCGCCTTTGCCCGTTCTATAACTTCAGCGTTAGTAACGCCCTGTCCTCGCAACTGTGCCGCTTGATGTTTCAAACCATTTAACGTAGGAAGATTTCTAAAAGCATCCCTATCTACCAAGCCGGCATATAAACGAAGGTCTTCGTATTCCCACGAGGTGTTAGGCTCCTCTTTACCGTTTGGTGTCCGAGCATAAGCAATTGCTCCCCGCATTTCAGGAGCTTGCCCTTGATCTCGACGCATAATAAATTGAGCGTCTGTTACGTTGAACGCTTTTCGCGTATACGGTGCAATAGAAAGAGTTCGTCCGGGAAAATTCAAACTCTCATTATTACGTATTACTTGAGCACCTCCCATTGTTCTGGTTATAACTAGGGGCCTTAACAAAGGATTAGGTATCTGAATAGTTACTCTCTGTTTATCCTTAACAGCTAGAGTATCCACCAAAGAAGGAGCATCAGGATTACCTGAGGTATTATACAACCAAACTTTTTCTTCTCCTGGAGTAACGTTATCGCTAACCTCATTCATAGCAGAAGTTAGTTCGCACCCTTCTCTCTCCTCAAGAAAACGACGACAGACTTTTTCATCAAAAACATCAATAGAATGGGGAAGCAACGTGTAGCGTTTACCCTCCACCAAAACAAACTGTTCAACTGAAGTTCTATTTCGTACAACTTGCATTAGTTCCTCCTAAAAAAATTCGTTCTCCCCCGAGCTATTTCTGATGCGCGGAGGAGGATGAAGCATAGGGCTACCACTAGCCACCATTTTCCAAAACTGCTTTCGTAAACTGTCCTGTTTCATATACCACGGTGGCGGGGCATTACCGTCAGCTACTTCACGTAATAGGATCGATGCAGACCAAGCGAGTAATTCACGATATTCCGTTGGAATAAGATCAGGTTCATCTGCAATATCTTTCATTGCTTCTGCGGAAGCAATATAAAGAACATTAAGAGTTCGTGCTGAACTAGGAACAGGGGTCCACCCCCAAGTAGCAACATCTTTATTGTATAATCCAGAACCTGCAGTTAAAGCGTCCCAAAGAGGAATAATAGATCCTGGAGTACTATCCGTTGCATCATAAATAGCAATTATAGGCTTTCTCAAAATTACTGAGGGAATAGTCATTGTCTGCGTATCGGCAGACCACGTAAAAGCATGAACTCTTTGAAAATACCCCCGCGCTGCATTTTGAGTGGCAAGATTTACTTCTTGTTGGTACGAAAGGTTTAGTGCCCTATCAATATGTTTATACGTATCTGTAGAAGGTCCTATAAAGTCTTGTTGTGGGGCAGTATTGTCAAAATTAACAATCCACCCCACCAAATCTCGTAATGCTTCTAAATCCATTAAATACTTCCTAGGTCCGAAGCATCGCCTTCATCTTTTGCTCTAGCTCTATCCCAACCCCCCGGAGGAGCAGCAAGAGTAGTACCAATAGGACGATCAAACAAACCAGCGTCCATCCGCTGTTGATTAGGTGTTCTTTCAATAAATTTTTTAGCCACAATAGGTGCATGGTTTGCATTCCGACTACGAAAAAGAATATCTTCTGTCATTCCCTCAGTTACAGAATCAAAATATGCTTTAGTATCTTGTTGATGTTTATCCAGAGAGTCTTTTACTCGTGCAGCAATTGGACGTAGCCACTGCTGTACAGAACGAACAACTTTTCCAGAATAAACATCTTCTATCGGAATATCAATAATGTGCATGGGTTTCCTAAATACCCCATCCCAATCGTGGTATTCCGGGCGTCCTGAACTAGAAAACAGGGGGCCCTGTTGCAACCAAGGATCACGATAGGATTTTACAGCGTCTCGTACATAATAAAGCTGTACGAGCCCAAAAAGATTCTTCTCGCCGACCCAACCTAGACGTATCCACGGATGAATACGTTTTAGTGCCCGACAAATATGCACAGGAGGATACATAGGGAATCCTCGCTAAAGAAGGGGGTAGCCGAAGCTACCCCCCGCAAAAATTTAACTAACTCCGCCGCTCTTTTGGGAGAACCACTTTAGATAAATGGTATACTCCCAAGTGCCTATAGTGCCAGAGTTTTCCACAATAACTTGAAAATCCATCTCGTTATTGGGAAGGTCAAACTCAATATGAGGGGTCACAACATCCGTGCCATCCGAAGAGGCATAACAAGAAACCTCGTCCGGAGCGATTCCAGAAGCAGGCCCCAGTAGAGTAACAGCAAGTACACTTGCCGAAGTATCCATTGAAGCCACAACTTTTTGTACCAGGTAAGGCGCCTGATGAATTACTTGAGAACTTGTAAGCGCAACAGCCATTTTAATCTCCTAATTATTGTCCAATATAGTATTGAACAGCAAAAACAAATTTACCCGCAGTAAGATCCTGCGTTGCAACAGTAATCCCAAGTTTACGGGCTGCCGTTAGTTTCTTAGGCAAACCTACGTTTGCTAGATGTGCCCCAGCATCCCAAGGATTTGTCCCGTCACTAATTGCTATCGCTGTAGTAAGTGCCCCATCCGTTGGAACAGAGATAGCAATGGTCCCGCTATCCGCTGCAGAAGTACACGTAGTGAGTACATCATACGTTATTGCAGTAACAACAGCATTATCCGGAAGCGTTGCAGCATTAGTTAAAACAATTGCTCCTGACGCTCCACCATCTACAGCAAAATCATAAACGCCTAAAGCATACTTTTGGACGTATAATCCCTGGAGGCCCGCAGAATCTGCTACATCAGCTGCAGCAATTGTAGCATCCAAGAGATGAGCTGAAGTGCTAAACCCTGCCGGTAATCTTGAAGGAATACCCATAATTTACTCCACCCACATGCACAAGGCATAGACTTGGCAAAGTGCATCACTTGCCGTTGTTACTTTCAAACTACCTCCAGCAGCTACTGCATATGAAGCGTCATTAAAAGAAGTAAAATCCATCAAATCCTTATCGGCTAGAAGGCTTACATCAGCTGTATCCGTAATTGCCGTAGACCCATTAGACAAAACTACTGTATCAGATGCTCCTCCAGCTGCAGTCATAATCAACCAAGCATTAATAACACGGAATTTTTTTTCCGCAGCACTAATGAGTGTATATGCTGTAGTTCCAGTTACTGTTTGGCAGAATGCTACAAAAGGGACGCCTAGTGTCCCGTTAGGCCCTGCTCCACGTTTACTAGAAGCTGTCCCAAGGGATCGCGCTGCAATTCCTAAAGCCATACTTTTCTCCTATCTCTACCTTCAAATGAAGGGCACAGAGAAACTGGGGGGGAGTATACCCCCCCAGTGCTCTAGTTATTAGTAAGCAGTCTTAGCCGTTTCGCTAAGGTCTTCAATTTTACCACAACGATTGCGTTGCTTGATAAAATATTCGCAAATTTCAATTGCATTTGCCAAGTACACCGTTGAGGCATCGCTCTTATTAAAAATGCCTCCACCCTTATTACGGCGCCAATCAAGTTCTTTCTGAACCGCGCGATAAATTTCGCTGAAGTCTACAAAGAACATCTTATTAAACGGAGCATCATGGTCAGGAACTACAGTAATCTGACCAAAAGAACTTGCAAACGTAGCCGCAGAAAGCCCGACCGTTTTAGTATCTGGAGTGATTCTTAGCTCACTCTCGTACAACTCTTCCATCTCAATGGCCTGCCAATGATTAGTCAAAACCTTTACTTGTTTTGACATGTCCTGGCCAGATTCTTGACGAATCATAGCCAACATCTGACGAAACAAAGTGGGAGAAAGAGGCCGAGCCGTACCACTATTATCTAGTACAGGACTAGTATATCGAGGATACGTAGTGGTAGAAATATTTTGAAACGTAGTTGACGCATCATCAATCAACTTGTCCAAGCCCGTAATAGCACGATTAACCGCACCAGGCCACACAAGAAAATCAGTTACCGCGACACCCGCCGGCAGAGCAGTACCTACGTACGAGGGGTTTCCTTCTGCGTCCAACGCTCGAACCGTTCGAGTAACCGTAGTAGTACCATGTAACGTAGTGATATCCGCTGCGTCACGAACCTCATACGTCTGCCCGTCCCAAAGAAGACGCGCATCCGACACACCTACCGTTGTATCCCCCCCAGAAGTTGTTCCTGCTAAGGCCGCTACAGTACCCGTACCATCCCGATAGCCCATAAAATTTTCATACTTCGCCATGCTTTCCATCATACCGCGAAGCTCTGAAGTTACGACATCCCTAGCGGCTCTCTTACTAGTAGCTGCATTTGCCAGAGCTCCATCAGTAATTTGAACGGAACCCACAAGAAATTTACGAAAAGCTTTCGCCTCCACGTAATCTTGTTTATCCGCAACCGGAAGAGCACCACCGTCCGAGACATTACCAAGACCGTGGTTTCGTGCAGTATGCACAAAGAAACTAATGTTCTTTCCTTCCCATTTGTGATCGTTTCGTGCCAGACGACGGAGAAGAACTGTATTATTTAGGGTTTCAGTAACCCCAGGGAGATAATCAATAAAACTAGCTCCAAAGTCATCAATACCTACACCTGCCATATTAGTCCTCTTGAGAAGCTAGAAAATCCAACACATTGTCAAATCCTGCTTCGCGTGCTTGTGCGTAAGTAACTCGCTTTCCCTTACCTGTCGTACCTTTACGACCATGCCGGGTGATATCTGCAGGAACTGCAGAAGCTTTACTACGCGGAAGTTTTGTTTTTTGTGCCCGAGCTTTATCTCGAGCACGAACATATTGAGTAGCAAAACGATCAAATTCTTTAGCCCCTGCTTGAGGAGCTACATTATTTGAAGCACTCCAATTAAGAATGAACGTTTCTAGAGAATCCCGAAGAACTCCTCGTTGTTGCTCAGAAAAACCATCCATTAAAGTAGAAGCTGCCATTTCGTTTTGTTTGCTAAGGGCTCCAATTCGCTCCCTTACTTGGGTTTCATGTTGCTGTTTCTGCCACTGTTGTTCCATCTGTTGACGGTAACGCCGCTCTTCCTCAATTTGAGGCATAAGCTTTGCTTCCGCCGCCTTTAGGGCATCGCGCATTGTTTCGCGCTTAAGACGTTCTACAGGATCTAAAGAAGCCTCGTCGGCTAGCTCTCGCTGTTGGCGCAACATTTCCAGCTCTTTTTGGGCAATAGCATACTGCTTGTCCATCTCTTGCTGTTGTTGCGTATATTGCTGTTGCTGCTGCCATACTTGCTGTTGAAACTGTTGTTGCTGCTGCCGGAGGCCTTCCATTTGCTTGGAATAACGAGATTCAGCCTCTTTCTGCTGGGTAATTAATTGACGAATACGCTTTTGTGCTCGTCCTTTACCTACATCCTCTTCATTCTCATCAAGTTTAGGCTTCTTCTTAACATCTTCCTCAAGGTCATCGTCTACTTTTACATCAGGCGAAGTTTCCTCGTCTTCGTCAGCATATTTCTCATCGGAATCCGTGTCCTCTTTAGTATCGTACTTGGAAAAAATATCCTGCGTTTCGTCTTCGAAACTAGAACTTTCATCCTCACCGTTACTAGTATCTTCGTTGGACTCAGAATCCACATCATCACCAGAAGGAATAGTATTCAACATGATTTATACCTTTTGTCCTCAATGACGCCGATAGGACTTCGCGGGCGTGGTTATATACGTGATTACGTCACGAACGGTAACACCACAAAATATGAGGAGATTATTAACAGAAATAAATAAATTGTCAACAAATGGATACAACATTGTCAACAAATAGTGACAAAGTAAGGTAACTTTGTCCCCGCAAGCTACCCTGCATGTTAATGAAAACTACCCCTCGTGTTGAGGGGAAATTTGTGCTTGTGCTTCAGCTTCCTGATCCGCATTTTGGACAATGCCTTCAGCGTCTCCTAAAACAGGTGCGGAATTTTCGCCCGCAGGAGCTGCCCCAGCAGAGCCCCCTTGTGCCTTAGAGGCTCCTCCCGGCATTTGTTGGGAGGTTCCTGTAGATGTAGTCCCTTGGGTCAACTGGGCATAAAATTGCCAGATTTGAGAAACTTGTTCTACTAGTTGAGGGTCCTCACTATTTCCTGGACCTTTAAGCCAAGAAAGCAATTCTTCAGCAAAAATAACCGCATTGTCCCAAGGTTTTGGTTCGTACTGTTGTCCATGCTTAAGTTGCCCAGGAATAGCCGCCGCGCGTAAGTGGTCCGTATCCGAATCATCTACACCGATACCAGGAATTTTTACCCCAGACATCCGACAGAATTTCTTAACGTCCGGCATTCCTGTGTTAGGATCAGTAAGCATTCCCCGATCCCAAAGATTTAGTACCTGCTGAAGTTTTATAGCGTGATTATTAGAAAGACTATCGTCCTCTTGGAGATCAATATCCCACCCAGGCATCAAATTCATTTCATCAAAATAGTTAGTTTGAGGAACATCTGTCCCTTGAACTGTCCACTTGCGATCGGGTGTATACATTTCCTGACAGAGGAGCAAAATACCTCGATGCAATTCGATCCACTCACTATGATTATAACGAAGAATTGGGCCTACTTGTTGTCCGGATTCGGATTCTAGAATAGCCGCATATCGTCCAGAAGCTTCTGCGGAAGTAATTCCTGCCTCTTGTTCTGTAACGCTAGCTTGTGTACGGATATCTCCTTTCAAACGCTCTATTTCCGAATATGTATATGCAGCAAAACTAGGGATTTCCCCATAAAAGGGGCGCCCTGCGTTAGCATTAAAGGAAATAATTTGTCCTGCCGTCGTGTCCAATTCGTCTACAGCAATTTGACTCCCAAAGGGAACAAATAACTTAGGACGGTTAGTCAACTCCCGCTGTTCCCGCATCTGCGTCAAGAGTAAATTTAATTCCCGCTGAAGAGTCCATGCTTGTTCAATGAAAGATTCTCCCCAAAATTCCCCCACATTTTTTTCCCAGTACATTACATAAAGGTTAAAACGATTCAAAGCATAATAAGGGTCCTCCATTTCTCGAAGAATAATGTTATTAACTTTCCAGATAATACGTCCTTTGGGATGTTTACCTGTAGGTTTTTCATGAAATTCATACAAAAAAGCATGGTCTTCTACGTTTTTTAGATCCCCCCTAGTATTGGATGCAGCTTCAGCCAAAGAAGTATGTTGCTCTGTATAGATACGTCCTTCTGTAGAAATATATTTAGCATGCTCCGGAAATCTTCGCCGAATTTCAGTAACAGACATTGCTACACGATGACAATACCACTGAGCTTCTTCCAGTGTTTGAGCTGAAGAATCGAGGAACAAGTCCCGAGGATCTACTACATCTATACGAATATCCCCCTCGGGTTTTTCTTCTAATTTTGTAACTCGCGAAAGATCAACTTCTTCAGCAGCTACTTGAGAAAGGGTAAAAGGTAAGCTATTAGTAAATGCTTGTAGTTGAGCTTCTTCTACAGCCATTTGATTATTTTGTTGTGTTTCTTGTTCTGCTTGATCCAAACAAGCAGGACAATGATCTCCTGGGGAGTATCCCTCCCGTTCCTCCTCAGGAACTATCAAATCGCAAGTAGTACAAATAAGATTCTTACGCCCTAACTCAGGATCCCAAGATAGTTTTATAATTCCAGTACCAAAAAGCAAAGCGTTTCGATAAAGATCAATATATTTACGATCAAGATGTTCTTTACGAAAATGGTACCTTAGCAAAGAGTCAGCTATTCGAGCGCCATGAAGTTCTTGTAAATCGTTAGTGGGAGGGATTGCTCGTGCCGTAGGAATTGTTCGAGTAAGTTTTCCCAACAAAGAACGAAACGTGGGACGAATGACATTGTTTAGTGCAATAAGGCGAGAAGTTTCTTCTCCCTGAAGACGAAGAACCTCACCCGTCGTACGATTACGGACAAGCAATTGCTGTCCCTTTAGATAGAGCCTATTTAGCTCCCACTGCCTTTCCCAAGCTAAACGGTATCGGTGGGCGTCATCAAATTGTTTTTGCAGTAGTGCTTCAAGTTCTTGTTCTTCGTTGGAAGGAGAGTATACCTCACTAACGGTACGATCTTCTAAAATACCCAATAAATCTGTTGATTTAATATTTTCAGCCATAGAGTTTCTCCAACTATTTTAAAGGAATAAAATCCCAGGTGTCCCCATTTTCATCTGTGGCTGTTCCGTGAGTAGTAATTATTTGATAAAAAGAACTTGAGTGGATAGGATAACGATCTATTTGTTTAGTTCCTTTACTGAGAGTTATATGGGAGGTTTTGTGAGAATTTAATGAAAGCTTACGTAGTTGTTGACTCTGATACCAAATAATAAAAAACAGTCCCCCAACTAAACAAGCAAGCAGACAAATAAACACGAAAACCATTTTATCCTCCAAGCATAAAAGGATCTGTTTCAAGTCGAACATCCTCAGCTACAGCAGCATCTACCTCATTCCAAAAAGTTCCTCGTTTTAACCGATGTTCTTTTTCATGATTAAATATTGAGAAGGATATAGCTACGTAAACAGCTATTACTAATGACATAACTCGGTCATCATTGGAACCCCCTTCTCCTCGAAATCGTGTGTTTAATCCTGTAGGAGTAATTTCCTGTCCAAAAGCCCGTAGCTCCTCTATTGTAGCTAAACATGGAATACTTATTTGTCGCTGAGCAATAACTTGTTGAAGACAGGATACCATGAGAGACTTTGTTTTAATGTTTGTGTCTACGCCAAGAACAGGGTCTAGGTGGTTATAATCCCCCGACGCAGAAGGATCGCTCAAGTCTCTAAAAATATTCCAATAATTCAATTCTTTTAACCGCGCGAGAGTCGCAACGCCCATACCTCCTGTACGTTCTACAACTACCAATGCAGTATTATACCAGCTTCCAAGATCAGCCACTTGCTGTGCATAAGCAAGAGGGTTTATCCAGCCATGAAGCTGTGCAACCACAGTAAGTTCAGGTAATTTTAGAACTGTAGCGCAGGAATAGTCTCTATTTGTGAGCCCTGCAGCAACATCACAACCTATAATATACTGGGCTTTGTATTGAGGTTTTGTCCAAACAGTTAACTCCCCATCTCGATTAGGTACAAAAGAAAGATTTTCTTTGTCTTTTTCTAGTTGACCTAACGTTCCAGGAACAGCTTTCTGTTCCATCTCATGTAAAACATATCGGTTAAAAACAGAACGTTTTGCCAACGGAGCAGGTCTTCCATAGATACGAGCCTCTTGCTCAAGAGGATCCATTGTAAGGCGAGACTCATCAATCTTCTCTTTAGGAACCAGTCCTGCCGTATACTGATCGATAGTATGAATACTAACGAAAGGAGTATCCGTTCCAGGGATACAATTATGCTTGGGACCTTTTTGCCAAAGAACTTCCAAACGACGATATTCCCAGGAAGACCTCCCCAAAAGGGGAGTTCCTGTTATAATAAACGAACTGTGAGGAACCGTTTTTATTCGTTCATAGGCTTCCGTAAAAATTTCTTCCGAAATATGCTCATCAAAATGAGCTAAATTAAATTGCGCTCCCTGAAGAACATCTGGCCCCCCCTCGTCCGAATAAAGAGTAATCGTACTTTTATTGTGTTTACAGGAACCTGCCTGACCTTTTTCTGCACAGTCTCGACAAGCAATAGTTATGATATGTTTTCGATCGTTATAATGATTTAACCATTTCCCTCCAATAGGAAAAATGGGAGAAATAGAGTTTCCAACCTCACCTTTAAAAAATTTACGATCAAATACGTTTGGGGCATACTGGGAAAAATTCACTCCCACGATAAATGTAGCAGCCGGGGCGGGTAAGAATTTTCTATATGGATGCTTTCCTGTAGTTACATAATAGTGTTCAGCATACCCTGTCTGTGATTTACTTGTTCTATTGGCACTACGATTATATCGAATAGCTGCTTTACTCATATGAAAAGCAAGAGCCACTTCGTGAGCAGGTTGGTACATAATCATTGGATCTTGTCGAACAATAGCTTCGAAATCATCCCTAAGTTTAAAGAGCTCAGGAAGAAAAGCTTTTAACCAGGGATTATTCGCTCGCTGCTGATACTTCCAGCCAGAAATAATATGTAGAACATTATCTACACTGGATAAAAAGGGGAGGGAGTCAAAAAGAGGAACGGAAGGGTCTTTTTTATTCGCACGAATAAGAACTTGCCTGCATCGGCGAACAACTTCCCCTCCATTTACTGAGAGGTCGGTTGCCACGCTTAAGTTCCCGTATAAATAATAACAAGTTCTACATCTGCCGTATTAGCAAGTAGAGTCATAGTTACAGCAACATCAATATCAACTAAAAGGGACGTTTGCCCAGCAGGCAAATCAAAGTTACACGTATCCCCATCAGCTACAAACTGTAGAGTAATATTACATTTATTTGTAGAGTCTAGATTGTGAAAAATGAGAGCAGAACAAGAATTCAAATAAGCGAGGCTGTAAGACGTACCTGAAGTAGATACGAGAATTCTATCCGACCGTACTTCATCCGGAGTAAGAGCCAAAGTAAAAGCCTCACTAATAAACGGTTTGCTGTAGTCCGTAGCGTTTGATGCTTCAAGCTTTAGCCTAACCCGTGTAGGTTTTGTAGCCATTAGTGCTCCGTATCTATTTTAGTATTTGTTGAGGCGTGCATTGCTGAAACAAGAGCATCCTGGGTAATAGGTTTAAGTGTTCCATAAATACTCTTTTTTGCCCCTATTTGCAATAACTCCTCCACACTCTTTCCCTCTAGATCTGTCGTAGCTTTAACAGATACGGATTTTGTAATCTTAAACCCATGGATAGCAGCTTCTAGTTCCAGTGTTTTACGTCTTTCATCCGTCGCAAGAATAGTCCCCTCAGACATACCTTGAAGCGCCGCTGTAATTGCATAACGAATCTGCGATGAAGTATCTCGTGGGAGAGTTCTCACATCAATAAGAATATATCCCTGAGTACCGAGATGTTTAACAATATCCTGAGGAAGACAACTAGAGATATAAAGTTTTCGTGTCACTCCCTGAGGAAGATCCGGAAGAGTAAATTCTACAGGAAATTGTTCTAAAACGTGCTCAAATAATTGTTCGACTTTAGTTTCAGGCATAGTTTTCCCACGAATCGGAGGTTTATTTCTTCATTGGCAAAGAATCAATCACTACTAATATACCCTCAATACTTTTAGCCCCTTGAAAGTATTACCTTTTATTTTGCGTGAACAGAATAAAATCTTTAATCTTTTCGGGAACATGGCTTGCAGACCGGACCTCCAGAGGGTGGCGCGCCTGCGTCGGCACCCCCTGCCCTACGGTAGAGGTCCGAGTCTAGCATAGCCATGGAAATTTGTCAAATACTGTTTTTATTAATCATTACATAGAGTTGGTGTAACATCCAATAACGCGAAAGTATGTTCAAGAGTATTGACAGGATTCGAATGTGGTAACAGAATACTTTTTGTTAGTTCTATCTAAAGGAGGATCAATATGGTTAAAGTTATTTTAACAAGATACCAATATGGAGTTGGTATTGCAGTTGAGGGAGAAGATCCCTCTCTTGTAACTGAACAGTTTAATCAACTTTGTTCATTATATCCTAAGCAAACAGAGGGAAAACCTTCTTCTAAAAGTGAAGATATTTATTTTCGTTTACTAAAAAAGAAACAAAAAAGTAGAAAGAAAAAGCTTTCCCCGAGTGAAATGGACTTAGCTCTGCGAAGTGGTGTATCGAAAGAACGTCTACTTTGGTGTACAAAACCCGGAACTACTCAATCGGGTTGGTATTTAAAGGATAGTATCCCCCCAGAATTTATAGCTCTATCAAAAGTAACTCTTCCCGGAGAAAATAATGCTTGATTACACTCAACTTGTTTCAATGACCGCAAGTAGTGAGGGGGGCTCAGTATTTTTTATTATTTTGTCTCTTGTAGGGTTTATGCTGTTGCGAACCCCCACTCGGTAGCTGCCACTTAGTATCTTAAAAAGTATTCTTGGAAGGCTATGCCCTGAGAGTTCCGAGGGTCCCGAGAAGTTTATTTTTAAGGATGAATTATGTACATTATAGTCACCTCTAAAACAAGTTGGTTCCAGGCGGGAGCTATCACTGTATGGCCTTTCCTGTTCATTCATCCCTTACTGGCAGACAATCTTAGTGTACGGACACACGAAAGAGTTCATTGGGAACAACAACGGCGTTGGGTAATATACGGCTTAGGGGTAGGTCTTCTGCTGTGGTTTGTTCTTTATCTGTTTGTTTTACCTATAGGCTGGAACCCTTTTAGAAAACACTGGGAACAAGAAGCCTATCGAAAAGAGGGGTACAGCAATGAAGCAATTAACAATATATTGCGAGGGCCTCCATATTACTTATGGTTTTAAAAACCTCGAGGTTCCGTCTAGAAAGGTACTATGTCTATTCAAAATTATAGAACACCGCAGAAGATTTTTGATGTATTGAACGCCTTGTATGGACCTTTTACGTTAGATGCTGCAGCAGATGAATTCAATACAAAATGTAAGGAATGGTACGATATTAAACAAAATGGTCTATTACGTCCATGGCATCCCTTCACATTTTGTAATCCCCCATTTAAGTCTTTTGGGGATTGGATTAGAAAAGCTATGCGAGAATATAAAGAAAAAAAGAACTGTTCGGTAGTAATTGGTCCCGTTGGGTGTTCTCAATCCTGGTTCAGCGAGGTAATAGTTAACCCTCACACAGGTATTTTTTGCCCCACGAAGCGAATTAATTTTGACTCTCCGAGTGGGGGGAGAACAGGAAGTGCTGATAGGGATAGTATGATTTATGTTACCGGCTACGGTGATCACGGTATCAGCTCCATTGATTTCTATCTCTAATTTTTACCCCGAAGTAGTATAAAATATACTCCTATCCGCGCAGTTTGACATTTTATTTACAAAAAACTCCCCTATTTGTTATGTTCTGTAAGTAAAAAAGTTTAAAGGGGTTTTGAAAATAAAAAAATTTAAAAATTAAAAAATAGGGGGGTGTGTAAACCCTAGAGGTTTATCCTTCTACAGTCCTCTATAACTTCCCTACTCCGGATAGGTACCCTACCCCATAGCTGCCACTCAATAGAATAAGGTACTTCGTACGTATTTTTATCTGGTGCTCCTTAACAGTCGAGTGAAGCACAGTGCCTTTCCGAGGTACCTAGCTTTTTTGGGTGCATCTTGCGCCGGGGGGGGGG